TATATAGAATATATATATAGGTTTTTTCTTTCCCTCGGAAAATCTCGAGAAAAAAGTCATTTTCCGTCATTTTCGGAAAGAGAATTTCTCGGGAAATTTTCCCTATTTTCCTTCACGGAAAGGGAAATTCTCGATAAAATTTTCTTTCCAAATTTGACAAAAAAGGAAAATTTATTCGACTTTTTCCTTTTCCCTCAATCCTGTTTTACCGCCGTCAATCCAAAATCCGCCGTGTTCTTTTAGTCGATTTCGGACTGTTTTTTCGGTAACTCCAAGATATGTAGCAATGTCATTTATATCTGCCTGACCGTTATTCTCTTCTGCCGTAAAGGCTGTCATAAGAGATTCCATGCGTCCTTTTTTGTTTTCCGATTTAGTATTTTTCTTACTGAAATTCTTCTTGTAAGGCGGGTTAAAATCGCCCTCAAAATTACAGTCCTTCAACACACCTGTTGCGTCCGATTTGTGAATCGGATAATCAAACCAAAGGTTAAGTGCATCAAATGCTGGAAACTCTCGCAGAGTACCCTCTATTCTCCACGCTGACATCCCCTTTACGGTTTTTTCGGCTCTTGCAACATCTGACATCATCAGCTTAAAAGACTGTTCAGGGAGCGTTTTGCGTGCGATGTCAATCATATTATTTGCCATTACCAAATCGTCCTGCGAACACACTTCACTGATTTTGTTGAAACGACCTATCCAGTCTTTACAGATTTTACAGGTTCTTTCATCCTTTTGCTGTTTCATCAAATCTTCGCTGATTTCAAGCCTTGTAAGGTCAAGGAGTGCATCGGGGTCACGAGCGAAAACACCCGAGCCCGAAACTCTGTCCATTGACTTTTTACCGCCCTGAGCACCTTTTGAATGGTGGTGACAGTAGATTACCGCACAACCGATTTCGGTACACACCTTGTCAAACTGGTTGCAGAAGTGTGCCATTTGGTCAGCACTGTTTTCGTCGCCTGTAATAACCTTGTATATCGGGTCAATCACAACAGCTATAAAGTTGCCTTTTAAAGCTCTGCGTATGAGCATAGGGGCGAGCTTATCCATAGGTACGGACTTACCACGCAAGTTCCATATATCAATTCTGTTTAAGTTTTTTGGTTCAAGTCCTAATGCTTCATACACATCTTTAAAGCGATGAAAGCAGGACGCACGGTCAAGCTCAAGATTCACATACAAGACATTGCCCTGCGCACACTTAAAGCCGAACCATTCTGTTCCCTCTGCAATTGCAATACACAATTCGATAAGACCAAATGACTTACCTGCTTTTGAGGGTCCGCCGAGGAGCATTTTATGTCCCTGTCGCAATACTCCCTCAATCAGAGGCGGAGCAAGTTCAGGAGGATTTTCAAAAAAATCTGCAAGGTTGTCAAGATCAGGTAAGTCATCGTTGATACTTTCCACCCAGTCTTTCCACTCGGCAAAGTCTGATTTACCGATGTTTGTGTCAATGATAAACTGCTTTTTGCCGTTGCGGATAACACCGGGCATACGGCTCAGCCTTGACGGATTGCGGTTCTGCTTGTCGATTTCAAAGCCGTTTTTATGGCATACATTGTAGAGATAATCAACCCTTTTACGATACTCGTCATAGTTTGCGGCATCAATCTTAACAATAGCATGGACTGATTTTCCGCCCGAATAAACAAGCACCGCAACAGGCAGCTCAAGCTCTCTGATGATTGCATTTTGTTCTTCAAGAGCCATACAGTCAGATTCCACCAGAGCGTAACGATAATCGGTTACATTCTCGTTTTTAACACCCTTACCGTCCAACGGATTAAACCTTATCCACGCACCTGCCTCGGGTTTGTAATCACCGAATACATTTGATATATCACCGTCACAATTGTTGAGGGCGGCAATAAGCTCACCTGCCGTACGGTCACAACTGCCCTTTGTAGGCAGATATTTAACCTTGCCGTTATCGTTTTTCTCCCAAGTTTCGGTTACATAGCCGACATTTTCGGAGCTGTCAAAGAGGGTTTCAAGGTAGGTTACAATTTCATTCACAGGATTCCAGTTTGCAGGCTCGTGAAACTTTACACCCTCACAGGCTGTTACTCCGATATCGCCCTGTTCAAAAGCAATTTCATCATTCCAGCCGAGTTCTTTCGATTCACGAAAAGTCATCCCCCTGTCTTTTGCCATTTGGACTATCGTGCCTGCTGTGACAGGTGAAGCAGAGCCGTTAAAGCTCTGCCATTTCTTTTCGCACTCACCGTTGTGATAGCGGTTGTCTGCTCTGCTCCAATCGTCCCAGTCCTTTACGCTGTATCCCTCTTGTTTGAGTGCCATTCCGACATTTACCCAGTCTTGGTAGTCGAGCTCGGACGGACTGATGTATTCAAGTGCATTAAGTAAGTCCAACCGTATTCACCTCGCTTTGCGGTACATATGTTTTCGGGTTAATGCTTTTCGGAGTTCTCCAACCGTTTGCGGCAATCCTTGAAATCAAGGCTGACGCTTCGTCAAACTGCCATTTGCCCACGTGCTGAAAACCTCTGCTTTCAAGCATACGGATTTGTTTAGGTGTGGTTAAGCCCTCAATTCTTCGCTTTTCGAGCCTGTCAAGAATAAGTTTTGCTTTGCCGGCACTCTGAATTTCATCGGGGAATATTCCGAGCTTTTCAAGCTTTGCTTTCTGTTTGTCTGTAGGCGGAGAACACTCCCAGCCGAATGCCGGAACATATCCTGCAAGGTCCTGCGCCTGAATTGACATTTCGTACTGCAACGGATCTACAAGTTTGCGTTTGCGTGTTCGCATTTCCGCAAGCTGATTTGCAAGCGCTTCTTCACGCTGAGCCACAACATCTTCGCTTGCTTTTTCCTCTGCTTCTTCAATATCAATCGGACATCCTGCCTGTTCCGATAAGTTTTCGGTCATTTTTTGTGCGACTTCTTCATTGTCGCAAATGAGATGTGCAGGTCTGCAAAGTTCGTGCCTTTCGGTGTGCCACAAAAAGTCGAGCAACAAAAGCTCCGTCTTGTTTGGAGCAAGTCTTGTACCTCTGCCGACCATTTGGCAGTAAAGTCCACGCACCTTTGTAGGTCTTAACACGACTACGCAGTCAACACTTGGGCAGTCCCAACCCTCGGTTAAAAGCATTGAGTTACACAAGACATTGTATTTATCGTTTTCAAAGTCCTGCAATATTTCTGTTCTGTCATCACTGTTACCGTTTACCTCTGCCGCTTTAAAGCCTTTTTCGTTCAAAATGTCTTTAAATTTCTGCGATGTTTTTACAAGTGGTAAAAACACAACAGTTTTACGGTCCTTACAGTATTTTTTCATTTCTTCGGCAATCTGATAAAGATACGGATCAAGTGCCGTGTCAATGTCGCTTGCTTTAAAATCTCCTGCCTGTGTGGCAACTCCCGAAAGGTCAAGTGTAAGCGGTATTGTCACAGCTTTAATCGGTGACAGATACCCCTCTTTGATAGCCTTAGGGAGTGTGTATTCATACGCAAGCGAATCAAATACTGCTCCTAAATTTTTCATATCTCCTCGGTCGGGTGTTGCGGTAACACCCAACACTTTTGCATTGTCAAAATGCTCAAGCACACGCTGATAGCTGTCGCTGATTGAGTGATGTGCTTCATCAATAATGATTGTGTCGAAATAATCGCTGTCAAAGTTTGACAGTCTTTTCTCACGCATAAGCGTCTGTACAGAGCCTACAACAACCCTGTTCCACGAACCTATGCAACTTTGCTCGGCTTTTTCAACCGACGAATTAAGTCCTGTTGCTTTTTGGATTTTGTCCGCCGCTTGGTCGAGCAATTCTCCACGGTGGGCAAGTATCAGCACCCTGTCACCTCGACGGACACATTCTTCGGTGATTTTTGCAAAAACTATCGTCTTGCCACAGCCTGTAGGCAAGACAAGTAATGTTTTTAAATTGCCGCTTTCCCACTCGGAGAAAACGGCATTCTTTGCTTCATTCTGATACGGTCGAAGTTGCATTAAAAGCTACCCGGTGTCCAGTTATTCGGCATCGCAGTATTTGGCGTTGCAGGCTGTGTGTTATACTGTGGCGGATATGTAGGCTGTACATACTGCTGAGGTGCAGGCTGTGCTACGGCAGGAGATACCGTTGTCACCTGCTCATCGTAGGCATAAAAATACTTGATGTCATTTGTTACGCCCTCTGTACCGTCATTCTTGACATATTTGCGTATGATAACCTGACATTTACCTTTCTTGCCGATAATGCCTGTCCAGTCCATACGGAGCGGTTCGCCGTGCTTTTTCATTGACACGGACAAAAAGAGCTGTGACAGCTTCCATTCAAGCGAGGAGTGCAGTACGAAATTAACTGTAATTTCTCGCTTGTCATCTGCTCCCCACACATCAAAAGTCACCTTTGCCATATTGCACGGCGGCAGTTTGCCTTTACCCTGTGAGCGAGCACGCTCAACCTTTGCTACTGTAAAATCATAATCACCCTCGGGGAGCGGTTCATAATTTCCGCCCTCTTCGGTTATTTCGTCGTTCCAACCAAATTCTCTATCCATTTATACATCTTCCTTTCTTATTAAAACGGTAAGTCACGGTTGCTCTGTATCACTTCAAACACCTTATTCCACGCTCCCACAAGGCAACCGTTAATAAATCGTGGGTCATAGTTTGTAATCGGTGTATCGTAAGGGTAGTGTCCCTGTGTAAACACCGCCTGTCTGATTTCGCTTTCGTCAACTCCGTTAGCCCTCATAAGGTCGGCAAGTGCTTTTGGTATGCCCTCAGGAATATTGACAGACTTGTCATTCTGTGGCATAGGTGAAGGTGGTACAGGCTCGGGAGCTTTTTCAATCTGCGTAGTTTGTGGTACAGGCTGTGTCACAGGCTCTGCCTTAGGAGGCTGAGGTATCGGATTCTGCGGAACAGGAGCGTTATTTACAGGTGCAACATCATTAAAAATATGGGCAATGCCTGCATAGCTAAAGTCCATTTCTTCGGGCAGTCCGTGACGGTTCTTTGCATCCCAACAAGGGTGATGAAGCGTGTACATCACTCTCCCTCCGCCCTGTGCCTTGTACTTTCTGCCGTCTTTGTCGGTCGCTACCGCTACTGTTTTATAATTTGCAAAAAGCACCATATCCGCCCATTCTTTTACAAGCGGAGAAATCTGTGAAGCAGTCTTTTTGCCGAGTTTTAGCTCCCAACGGTCATATTCACCGATTTCATCAGGCTGTGAAAACTTGCGGAGCTGTGCGTGTGCGGTGAGCACAACATTGATACCTCTGTCAATCAAATCTTCAAGGCTGTTCAAAAATCTGCCGAACTCCTCTTTTTCGTAAACATATCCGTTTCCGTAACCGAAATCCTCAATACCTTTTTTGCCGTACTTTGAGCAAATATCATCAATACAAAGCTGTTCTGCCCAGTCGATTGTATCAATAACAACCGTCTTGCATACAGTCGGATTGCTTTTGATATATTCAAGCTGACTCTTGAGCATCGTCCACGATGTCGGTTTATCCATTCTTGCAACATCAAGGTTTTTTGTGCTGCCCTCCGTGTCGATAAACAGAGGGTTCGGAAACTGTGAAGCAAAGGTTGATTTGCCGATACCCTCAGGACCGTAAATTACAACTTTTTGCGCTGACTTGATTTTACCTTTCGTGATGTTCATTTATCTCACCCCCTGTACATCTGAAAAATTGATTTTATTGCCGTCAACATCAATGACAACATAGTCGATTGCGTAGTTGAGCAGTTCGTTTGTCAGATCCTGTATTGACTTGCCTGTCATACCTGCAATCAAAACTATTCTTGAATAATTTTCGGGCATAATCTTGACCTTGGTATAACCGCAGGCAAGCTCTCTGTGCGGATTGCATTTGATTACACATTCATTTGTGTTTGTTTTTGCTGTTGTTTTAGCTGTAGTTCTTGTAGCCATAATTAAAACTCTCCTTCTGTCCAAGTTGGTGTTGTAACAGGTGCGGTTGTTTCGGACTTAATATAACCGTCCTCAATGATGATTGAACATTCATCACCGTTTGAAACTCTTGTTGCAATGGCCTGCAGTCCCTCTGATTCAAGCCATTTTGCAAAGTCTTTGAGTGTGTCGGTATCCATTTGTTCGAGCTTGTCAAGCAAGACAAATCCGCATTCGGGATTGAGCTTGCGGACAATTGCCGTAGCGACACGAAGCTGTTCCGAACCGCTCATATTGTCCCACTTAAAGCCGTTGTATGTAAGCTCGCCCTTTTCAACAGATAAGCCGTCAAGTGGCAAGTTTGCGTTATTGAGCAAGTCATATTTTGTTTTGCGGATTTCTTCAAGCTGTGCCGTCATATCGGCATACTTGCGGTAATATTCCTTTGCGTCCTCATCAGCTTTCGCCTTATCAAGGTTTGCTCTGACTTTGCGGTTAATTTCGTCAATCTCGGTAATGTTTCTTTCAAGCTCTGCCGTGCTTTCATCGTGCAGTTCGGCAACGGTCTTTCTGCTCTGTTCAAGCTGTGCAAGCACTTTTGTAAGTTCGGAATTGTATTTTCTCAAATCCTCGTTAAGCCTGTTGATTTCGCTCTGCAAATTGTTGGCACGGCTTTCAAGGTTATCTTTTTCTGCTCTCAGGCGGTTATTTTCACCGTTGCGTGCAAGAATTTCCTGCTGTTTATTGATAAGTTCAGAGGCTGATACAGGTTCATTCGGCACGCCTTCGTATTCGGGCATTTCGGCGGCAAACTTTTTCTTTTGGTCTGCAATCTGACCGATAGCACGGCGCTCGTTATACACCTGTGTTTCCTGCGTTTCAAGCTCGTAAACTCTGTTGCCTACACCGATAATCTGCAGGAGCGTGTCAGCCTTTTCCTTGCCGGTTGCATTCATAAATTTCGGCAGGTCAAGAGCAAAGTTGCTGACAAATGCGTCAAGCAAAGCCTGTCCGCCTTTGTTGCCTGCGGTGTCAATTACTTTAAGACTGCTGTTCTTACCGCTACGCTCCACAACTATACCATTTGAGAGCTTGATTTTGAGATGTGGCGGAATCGTTGAACCCTCACGGTACGGAGCAGACGGAGCAAAACGATTACCGCCGAGAGCCCACGCAATTGCGTCAAGAACAGATGTCTTGCCCTGTCCGTTTTTACCGCCCAACACGGTAAGTCCGTTTTCGGTCGGTTCATAAGCAACCGCCTTTACTCTTTTTACATTTTCGATTTCAAAAGCTGATATTTTTACTGACATATTAAAGTCCTCCTTGACAATTCGCTTAAAATTGTCTATCATTTAATTAAGGTATTTTTCTTTGTCCGTTGAGGCTTTGCAGAGCTTCAGCGGATTTTTTCTTTGCAATTGCAATTAATATTTAACATTGATATAATCCAACACCCTTGCCCAGCCGTATCTTTCGCCTGTTTTATCATCTGCGCAGCAGTTATACATCCAATACTCCCACTCTTTAGGATTTTGCTCTTTAAGTAAGTCAAATCTATGAGGGCGCTTTTCCAAGTGCAAACCAAATCCGCACATTGAGCAACCTGTTCTTTGAGCTTTGGTTGTGTACAAAGTACCATCTTCTTGCCTCTCGATTTTTCCATATATTTCGGGAACAGGAACATTTAAATCAAGAGCAAGTTGCAAAATGTCCTGTCTGTTAAAAATCGCAAACGGTGCTGATCTGATTGTAGATTTACCAAAATAATTACAACCATTTATCATTAAGGATTTAGCTCTTCTTCCGCCTTCGGAAGCCATCAAGCCAAGATAAGGCACGCTGTTATGTTCTTTTGCCCAAGTGTTACAAGGCTTTTCTTTTAGATAATAGCAGCATTTTGATGACACTTTGAAATTTGGAATTTGGTAATTTGTACCCTCTTCATTGTTCGCATAACCGCCGAACTTTTCAAGCCATTTTTGCGACATTTTCATACGACTGTTTTTTTGATAACCGCCATAGGCCCCTGTTTCGCCTGTTACAATAGCGTGTCGAACAGTTTTGTTTTTTTCGGTCGGATTTGCAAGTAATTCAATCTTGGCGGCAATTTCTTTTGATAAGACAGGAAATCCAAACTCCTGAATTATATCCTGTTTAGTCCAGCGGTGTTCTTTTCCTGCACTGTCAACATACCGAACTGATGGCTTTAACCTTTCAATTCCGAGCTCTTTATGTATTTTTTGAATACTCGAATCTTCAAGATAAGAAACGCTGATTCCTGTGGCATGGATTCCGATCGACTTTAAAAAGATAAATAATGTAATGCTATCAAGACCGCCGACCGAAACGTGATAGTTTAATTCTCGTCTATCGCATTCTTCAGCAAATTCTCTCGCTCTGATAGTTGCATACTTAACTTTAAATTCATAATCCTGTTTTTGCTTAACAATGAAATCAGAGATTTTTCTCTGTCCGTCAATTCTTTCCATTCGTTCAAAAACATTTTCTTTCATTTCTTCACCCCCACACATTCAAAATTGAATACTTCGGATTCAGGCGTTTCAAGGGCTTTGAGCTTGCGGACCAGTTCTGCGTTTTTCGCTCTTTCGGCAACATATAAGGCTGTCACCTTGTTAAGCTTTGCTTTTGTTTTTTCAAGACGGCTGTTCGCAATGTCACGCTCCTGCTCGGTGCTTGCAAGACTTTTTTGCGTGTATTTAAGCTGGTCTTTGCTGTCACGGTACTTTTTTCTAAGCGACCTTTTTGTTTCTAAATCTTTAAATGCCATTTGTTACACTCCTTTCAACGGGTTTGAACCGAGAATATAATTGAGAAACGGTATTCTCGGAATACGGATAGATGTGCCGACTACAATTACATTGAATCCCAATTTTTCGGGTTCGTCCTTTGCCTGTTCACGTAAGTTTTGCGGAGCAACTCCAATAGCCTTTGCGGCATCTTCCGAGAGCAGATAGACATCACTGCTATCCATAATTTCTTTGATTTTTTTGTTCATCTGAACTGTGTCCATATGTACACCTCCCTACTTTATTTCAATTCTTGGGAGTGCAAAATTAATGCACTCAGCTACGATGTACGGCACAGTACGCCCTGTGTCATGATGCAGTGTCAATAACTTGTTCATCGTATCATCATTGAGAGTAATCGTAACATGATGATCTTGTTTGAGAATAATGAGCTTGTCCACATCAGTCACCTACAATCTTAACCAAGGTCAGGCTGTCCTCAATCAAAGTACGAACAACGCTTGACATTTTCTTGCCGGTTCTGTTGCAAATCTCGGTAAGAACCTTAACGGTTTCATCTGATACGCAGGCAGAAACCACATTAGAACCTGCCGTTGACTTGTCTGCAAAAATTACTATCTGACCTTTATCGTTTAACATATGAACTCCTCCTAAAAATAAATGTTGTTTTGTTGCTGAATTTAACGGATAACTCCTGCTTTGATAAGCATTGCTGTAATCAGCAGAAGTAAGATAATTGCGTTGAGAATAAACACTACAAACATTAAAAACTTGTTCAATTTTCATTCTCCTTTGCCCACTTAATCAGATCCATAATTTGAGCGTCGTGCTTATCAAGGTAGCTGTCTATTGTTTTATACAAATGGGCGGCTACTATTTTTATTGCTAATACTGCTGAAGCAAAAGCTGTGCAAAGCATTAGCAGTCCTAAAATTATTATTACTTCCGTCTTTCTTCACCTCTTTTCAGCTAAGTCCGTTTAATGGGACTGTGATTGTGGTATTATTGATTGTATTGCAAATATCTTTTGCAAATGTTATAATCGAGCAAAGGAGCTGATTATATGTGGGTAATAATTAGTGGTATTTTAGGCATTGCAGGCTTTTTAATATCTTTAATAAACCTGATTAACTATTTTGTTTCGCACAAAGTGAATTTGGAAATCACAATGCTTGAATACGCATACAAATTAGGCGTGCAGGGAAAGAAAAGACTTTTCATTCATTATAAACTTAACAATAAATCGCAACTGCCTATTTCTGTTACCGACATTCAATTAGTTCTGAACGGCATAGAGTACACCGAAGATTACAACACCCACGAAGTTAATTCTTATCATCACAAGGCAAAAGGTGTTGATGAGTATGTTCCGACATACAATGAACATCTGCCTATCAATCTTGAGTGCCTACATTCTCATTCGGGTTACCTCGTTTTTGTAATTCCTGAAGATAATTCTCCAAATCTCGATAAAGGTCTGACTTTTCAAATTCGCACCAATCGGAATAAGGAAGTACAAAAGAAAGTGTCATTGAATGAGGTGGTAACGCTCCGCTCCACTCTACCTTATCAAAAGTATAAAAATCTTTTTCTAAAGGATAAGGCGGAACATAAGGTGCACTGACAGTCTTGTTGACTGTTGGTGCTTTTTCTATGTTGAATAAATTATTAAAAAATCCCATTTTCTCACCCCCTTAATATAATAGTTGCATTTATGCGACAAACTGACTAAAAAAAATAGCCTGTGCCTCATCACCTGTTAATCCGAGAATTTGTGTGATAGCGTCTGCCTGCTTAATGGTAAAATCCTCACCACCGTTAGAAAGTTTACGATACATCGTACTTTTGTCGATACCGATACTTTCAGCAACCTTTTCAGGGGTTAATCTTTTCTCCTTGATAGCCCCTTTCAGCTTATCAACATTAGTCAATTTTATCACCTCCAGTTTTTATTGTGTTGCATTTCTGCGACAACTATATGATACCACCCTTGTAAGTTATTGTCAATATATTTTTCGCATTTTTGCAAAATTATTTTTATTTTTTCAAAAAGTAGTTGCATTTTTGCAACCGTTATGTTATAATACTATACAGTAAAGGAACGGTGGCGGCTGTTTCGACTCCCTTGAGAAAGGGGGTGATTGCGTGGAATACATAGCTGTGATAGTAATTTTCACATTTTTTATTGTGTTCACCATAAAGAAATAACCGCCCTGTACTGCAATACAAGACGGTTATAAAAAATAATTAGTTTTTGAATAGCGGAACAGCTAAAGCCGTTCCCTTACTACTATTATAATACAACTTATTTTGCATTATGTCAATAACAATATATTGAAAAAAGGTGTTACTTATGACAATCGGCGAACGCATTAAAAAATTGCGAGAAGAAAAAAATATAACTGTTGATAAACTTGCCGAGCTGATAGGAAAGAACAGAGCTACAATATACAGATATGAAAGCAGCGAGATTGAAAAGTTACCAACAAGCGTATTAGAACCGCTTTGTAAAGCGTTAGGAACTACTCCTGCATATATTATGGGTTGGGACGATAAAACACCGGAACAAGCAACCCCACTTCCGCAAACAAATGTATTTATGCGACCGGTATATGACAGCATTTCGGCAGGGTTCGGAGTGATAGCTCAGGATGTGCCTGTCGACTATATGCCTACATACATCACTTGCCCCTCAGAACAGGATAAATATATATGGATAAATGTTCACGGCGATTCTATGAGCCCTCTGATTGATGACGGCAGTAAAATTCTTATTAAAAAGCAAACCTCCGTTGACAGCGGTCAGATTGCCGCAGTCCTCGTTGACGATGAAGAGGCTGTTGTTAAAAAGGTCCTTTACAACGATAACACCGTTGAGTTGCATTCAGTCAACCCCTACTATCCCCCACGAGTGTTCAAAAATAACGACGTCACCCGTGTTCAAATTCTCGGTCTTGTAAAAGAAGTCAGTAAATCGTTACAGTGAGAAAAGCTGTTTTACTGTAACAGTTAAATTTGTAAAAATATATTGATTTTGTGAATTTGTCGGTGTATAATTATATTCAATTCGTAAAAACAGCCTATTTTTACGAATTGCTTTTCTGATATATGCGTATAATTGTTAAATTACGGCATATAATACTTATTGGAGAGGTGATACATTTGGGGTATAAATCTTTAGATAAGCTGTTTTATTCTGACAAAGAAAATTATGAAAAAATTTACAACGAAAGGTATAAAAGCGAATACGCAGTACACTTAGATTTTCTGATACACGATAACCCTGCTTTTTTTGTGATGATACCCGAATTTATAACGAAAATTCGTGACATTTATAAAACCGATAAGCAAATCAAAGCTTTAAGGGATTCATTACCCGAAAAAGCAATTGACCATTTCGCTATCAGATGTTTGGTTGATGAAATTGTAAAGACAAATGATATTGAAGGTGTTTACAGCTCAAGAAGAGAAATTAACAGTGTCTTGTCAGAACTGGAAACAAAGAGCCATGGGAAGCGTTTTATGGGGCTTGTGCAAAAATATCTTATGTTGCAAAAAAATGAAACTATGTCCTTTGACACCTGCGAAGATATCCGCAACCTGTACAATGATTTAGTATATTTTGAAATCGAAGAAGATAACCCGTCTGATTTGCCTGACGGTAAAATCTTCAGAAAAGATTCAACAAGCGTCCTCAGTGCAACGCAAAAAGAACTTCACAGAGGAGTTAATCCCGAAGAAAAAATTATAGAGTGTATGAATAAAGCGTTGGCAATACTTAATGACAAAAGCATTGAGTGTGTTTTCAGAATATCAATTTTTCATTACCTCTTTGGTTACATTCATCCTTTCTATGACGGCAACGGAAGAACATCCCGTTTCATCAGCAGTTACTTGTTGTCAAAAGAATTTGAATCAATTATCGGTTACAGAATGTCTTATTCTATTAAAGAGAACATAAACGATTACTACAAGGCATTCAAGGTGTGTAATGACCCGAAAAACAAGGGAGATTTAACTCCTTTTATAATTATGTTTACCGATATTATTGATGATTCGTTGCACAAGTTGGTGTACGCTTTGGAGAAAAGATTAGAGCAACTGACACATTACGGAAAGTGCATTATCTTTCTGCCTAAAGGCGCCGACGAAAAATATAGTGATCTGTATTTTTTGCTTATTCAGGCAAGTTTGTTTTCCGAAAGCGGAATAAGCACAAAGGAACTAATGGATGTTATGAAATTAAGCAGAAGTACAGTTACAAACAGGTTAAACACCCTGTCCGATTACGGTTTAATAATCAAAAAAACTTTAGGCAATATCCGTTGCTACAGTCTCGACATAGATAAAATAGATACAATAATGGAAGAGATAAATAAATAAAAAAAACCGCCCTGACCTGTTGGCGCAAGTCGGAGCGGAAACCACCACACAGGGTGCAGTGATACTACTAAAAGCAATAATATTGTATCACACTCCCCTGAATTTTTCAAGTTTTGAATATCAGGGGATTTTTGCACCCTTTTTTAAGCAAAAGGAGTGTATAAAATGAAACTGCCTAACGGCTACGGCTCTGTTTATAAGCTGAGCGGAAACAGGCGCAATCCGTGGGTTGCCTGCGTGACAATAGGATACAACAAAGAAACACGCAATCAGGAACGCAGAGTTATAGGCTACTTTCCCAACAAGCCGAAAGCTCTGAACGCTCTTGCTGATTACAATCAAAACCCGTTTGATGTTGATTCGGCAAGACGCACTTTTTCAGAAATTTATGAACTTTGGTACAAGGAGTTCATCACCGAAGACACAAATCCGAACACCAAAAGACAGTATAATGCGGCATACAAACAATGCTCAATGTTATACAATCGCAAGATGTCCGATATAAAAATCATTGATATGCAACGAGTTCTCGACAACTGCAACAACGGTTATCAATCGGTTAGGCGAATTAAAATTCTGTTGAACAAAATCTACGAATACTGCATATTTCACGATATGCTCCATAACAATCTTGCAGAAAAATTGAAAATCAATGCAAAGTCAGATGAAACAAAACGAGCACGCAGGGAGTTTTCGGAAAGCGAAATAAATCTTTTGTGGGAATATTCAAATCTTGATTCGGTAAAAATAGTGCTTATGCTGATTTATTCGGGAGTGCGTGTGTCTGAACTTCTCAATCTGAAAATTTCAAATGTAAACCTTGACGAACAGACTTTCTTTGTTGAAAGTTCAAAGACCGATTCAGGTGTACGAACCGTGCCTATAGCAGATAAAGTACTGCCGTTTTGGCAGAAATTCATCTGCGATTCTCAATGTGGATATGTTCTGAATAACACCAATGGCAAGCCGCTGAAATACGATAACTTTAAACGCAACCACTGGACACCTCTGCAAAACGATTTAGGTTTAGACCACACCATACACGAAACAAGACATACCTGCATTTCAATGCTTGTATCGGCAAATGTGAACCACACAATCATCAAAAAAATAGTCGGTCACAAGTCGAAAATGGACTTGACCGAAAAGGTTTACACCCACATTAACCCAAAAGAATTAGTGAATGCAATCAACAAAATATAGTCTTATATTATCTTGAATTGTTCATAATTATGCTCCGTAGCTTACATATAGCTAACAAAATCCCCCATTTTCCCCATTCCTATCCCCCTTGCAAGTTACCTGCACCAGTAAAGGTGGTTTTTTAACCGCCTTTTATTTTTTGCCAAAATTACTTAAAATGCCTTAAAAGTGGCTTAAACACTGGGTTTTTGAGATTTCAAAAATTCAGTTGAGTAATTTTGAATTAAGTTAAAACAAGATAAAATGCAGTCAAACTTACTGTCAAACTTACTGTCATTTTAGTTTGCCTGCCGATTTTCAAGGAAACAAGATAATATATTTTTAAAATTTATTACATCGTAACACAAAAGATTTTTTATTTTGTTGATTACAGAGCATTCCCATACCATAACTATCCTCTTCGGGGGCTGTATCTTTTCATATAAATACCTTCTTTAATATGTTTATATTATAACATATATCATAACTAAGTTAAATACTTTCTTTAGTATAATATTATTTTTTAGCATAGAAAAAGAGGGTTCATAAAGAACCCTCTCTTCCCAATAATTATTTTAAGGATTTATACTTGCTGTCAAATTTAATTATCTGTACTCCCAGTGACCACCGTCTTTGACTTTCTCGTCATAAGCTTCTTTCCAATAGCCGTCTTCTACCGTTTTAGTGCCAACCTTAATCTTCTGCTTCTCAGCATGGTATGATCCTTTACCACCATTTTCTTCCGCTTCCCAAAGAAGATGTTCATTCAGGTTAGCATCTGTTAACTGCATACCGCAATCATTGCACACATTTACCCAATCATAATCGTATACGTCTTCTTCATGAGTACCTGTCACAATCCATTTTCTTTCGTGGTGAACTGTTTTGTAGTCGTCTACCCATACTTTCTTCTTTGGCTTTGCTGTAGGTGTTTCAGTCTTTGAAGACTCACTCGGCTTAGCTGGCTTCTGGTTATTACTTGAAGAGTTGCTTGGCTTCGCTGGCTTCTGATTATTACTTGAAGAGTTGCTCGGCTTAGATGCTGGCTTCTTGTCGTTATCAGATGTATTTGTCTTTGAAAAATTGTCTTTCTTTGAAGATGTATTTGACTTAGTATCTTCTTTCTTTTCGGTGTTACCCTTGTTGCTGTTGTTTTTGTTAGATACTGTAGTTTTTACATCGTCAACCTTAACTGTAACTGTCTTACCGTCATCGGTTTTTACTTCTACTTTGCCGTCTTTTACTTCGACTTTCTTACCATTCTTGTCTGTGATGTTGCCGTCTTTGTCGATTTTTAGACCGTTATCCTCAATAGCCTTGCTGACCTCAGATGATACAGTTGAAGTCTGTACGGTTGAAGTCTGTACGGTTGAAGATATTACTGACGGTTCTGTCGGTTCTTTCTCAGCGTTACAGCCTGCAAGAATGCTTATGCCGACTGCTGATGTGCCTGCAAGTATTGTAGCACCGCAGACAACGGCAATTACCTTGGTTTTTACTGTCGCAGTTGCTGTTGCCTTTACGATAGATGAAACTGTTGACTTTGCACCTGTCGCAAAGCCTTTTGTTGCAGAGGTTGCAAGTGTCTGTCCGTTCGGGAGCTTGATTGTAATGTTCGGTACTGCAAGGCTCTTTGCTTCTTCCTTGAAAATAGTTGTAAAGAAAGGTACAACAACAACACCGTGAAGCTTGTCACCGCTTTTGTTTTCGTAATCTTCAATTGCAGTTTTCATCTTTGCCCTTGATGAATTTAGGCGAGATTTTACTGTTCCCTCTGAAATTTCAAGTGCCTGAGCAATTTCGGCAATTGACAGCTCGTTGAAATAGAACATCAAAACAACCTGATACTGATTGAATGAAAGTGTGTCTTCTATAATCTGTAAAAGCACCTTTCTTTTTTCGGCTTTGTTTATGTACTCTTCGGGGAGCATTAACTCATCTGTTTCAGTTTTCGCAATCAGAACTTCATCGTCAATCTGATATTCCACCTTTCCTTTCAATTTATTTTTGCTTTTGTTTGTTGCTATTGCCGTGAGCCAACCGCAAAATTTTTCTTCATCTTTGAGTGTATCAAGTTTTAAGAATGCGGTGATGTAGGTTTCCTGCATTATGTCTTTTGCGTTTTCTTCGTCTTTGAGCAAAGAAACGCAAGTGAACCATACATCATTGCTTGTAAGTTTATACAGCTTATCAAATGCTTTTTTATTGCCGTTTTTAACACTCAATACAAGCTCTTTGATTGTTTTCATAATATTTCCTCCTACATATAAATTTTACTTTTTAGGGTTGACAAACTCTAACTTAGTGAGACACTAATATTACTACGCAACATTAGTTGTTAGCTTAGTAATATTTTTTTGAAAGGTGATAAAATTATGAGTAACAATAAGATTACTTGTTCATTTACCGTTGACAGTGATATTTACAACGCTTATAAAAGTATTGTTGTAAAAGGTGGTGAAAATGTAAAGGGCAACCTTATCCGTTATATGCTCAATGTCATTAACTATGAAACTCCAAATGCAGATACAATTTCTGCAATAAAAGAAGTTGAAGAACTGAAAAAAAATCCAAACAAAAAAACCTATGCTTCATTTAGAGAGCTTTTAGAGGATATTACCAATGAGTAAATTAAGAATTGTGCCATCACAGAAATTCAACAGAGATGTTAAGCTGGCAATTAAGCGTGGATACAATATTCAATTACTTGATGCTGTTGTTGAAATGATAGCTGAACAACAACTACTGCCACCGGAATATAAAGATTACAAACTAATTGGAAATTATTCCGGCTGTAGGGAGTGTCACATTACCCCTGACTGGCTCTTAATTTATGAAATTAGTAATGAAGAACTTATTTTGTATCTGACAAGAACCGGAACACACAGCGATTTATTTTAAACTTCTAAAGGCATTTTTGCCTTAATAGAATATACTAACAAATAAAAGAAAGAACCTTCCCTAATGATAAATTCATCAGAGAAGGTTCTTGTTATTTCTTCACCATAACTACAGCCTGTTTGCCGAGTTCGTTATATCTTGTATTTACAAGGCTTTTTGAGTATCTTGTACGAGCGTTTGTCCATGGGTCGTTGAAATAGTAATAATCTTTGTCATAGCCCGTGAGCAACAAACAATGTTCGCCGGCAGTCCAAGTGTAGTAACTGCCGAGTTTATATTTTGCGTTTTCATCGGTGTAGTTTACTCTCCAAGTGGTTGTCTTAAATGACGGTGACATATTAATTGTTGCCCACACCATAATCGGCTGACCTTGTGCAACATACTTACCCGAAAGATATTCAAGACTTTTCCCGCTGATTTCTACAGCCTTGTATGATTTGTCGGAAAGGTATTTATTCATACATTTTACCATAATCGGTGCATACGCTCCGTAGCTGTTGGAACTGTATGGTGTTCCAACAAAGGCACAATTCGGATCAGGTCCTGTGTATGAACCGTTTGAATAACCGAAAGGTTTTTTTACCAAATACTTATCTGCAAATGTCGTTTCAGAAATTTTATATCCGTAGAAATTCAACAGCATTGTTGCACTACAGGTTTCACAGCCTGTCGGGAGCTTACTTTGACCGATTAACGGAACATTTGAAATCTTCTTGCTCTGTGGCATTATGTATACATTGCAAATGGCTTTTTTTCCGTTATTCAAAATGCAAGTTACAGTTGCTTTTCCTGTCGCTACTCCTTTGACGACACCTCCGCCTCTTGTTACAGCAGCTATTTTTGAATTGCTTGATGAATAAAGTCTGTAATATGCCGCTGTACCTTTTGGAACACTGCTGTTAATGTCAAAACTCTGACCTATGTACAGTACAATTTCACTTGCGTTAAGTTTAAGAGATGTTGCAAGCGGCTTGACCGTTACATTACAGGTTGCTTGTGTACCGTTTGGCATTTTGCATCTCACAGTTGTGGTTCCTGCCTTTTTTGCGGTCATCAAACCTCCGGCTTTTTGAACAAAAGCAATATTCGGATCATCTGAATAATAAGAACGATAATAAGCTGCTGTTCCGCTCGGCACATAGCTTGAAAAATCATACTGTTCACCGGTTCCAAGTGTAATACTTGTCTTATCAAGCTTTATGCTATTGGCAAGTTTTTTGACGGTAACTTTGCATTGGGTTTTAAGTCCGTTATATGTATTTGCGGTAATTGTAGCAGTACCTGTACCGACAGCAGTTATTTTTCCGTTATTGTCTACAGTTGCAACCTTACGGTCACTTGTTGTAAAAGCAACTTGCGAAATATCTCCATTTTCAATAGTAGTAATAAGAGTATATGACTCCCCTACCCCAAGTGTTATTTCATTCTTATTGAATTTCACACTTTTAGGCGGAACAGTTGGTTTTGGCTCTGTAGTAGGCTGTTCAGTAATCTGCTCAGTATACTCTTCTGTTAAAGGTTCAGTAACTTCTTCCGTAGTTGTTTCAGTCGATTCTGTTGAAGGTGCAGTAACTTCTTCTGTAGTTGATTCAGTCGATTCTGTCAATGGTTCATCAACAATTGTCGTTTCCTCAACACATTCTGTAGTAGTTTCAGTATATGCTGTAGTTTCAGTATATTCAGTTGTTACTTCAGTACAAGCAGAGGAGAAATCCGATATCGTTGTTTCTGTGAATTCCATATTTTCTGTTGTCATCTTTGAACTTTCTGTGGATGCTTCAGTTCCGTAAACCGAGGTAGTTTCTGTCAAAGATGACGGTTCCGATGTATCGAATTGAGATCCAACAATAATTTTCTGAATATTAGTGGCATCAATAACGGTCAACACATTGTCACCATTAGTATCGTAAAGGAATTTCTCATCATCAGTTAAGTCAATCATACCTACAACATACTTTTGGACATTGGTTGCATCCATAACTGTAAATTCGTAATTACCATTACCGCCGTTAACGATAGTCGCTGCATATGGTATTATACATATCGCAGATAACAGCGTTATGATTAATAATATTGATATTGGTTGTATTATTTTTTTCATGTTTTTTGCTCCCTTATCTGTGCCTGTTGTAATAGTCTTTGTCTGACCGTTTACAAATGTCTTTTCTACCGTATTACCGTCTGAATCGGTAACAATGTAATGAGTAAGACTGCCGTTTGATGATGTGCGATATTCGCTTTCAAGCGAACCGTCAAATGTGTAGTAGTAATATGAGGTTTCGCCGCTTGAATAATTTTAGGTATCAGTAGGCTCAAATGAGCCTACTTACCCACATTCGTTTTAAATTTTTTCAAATATAGTTAGAATTATTAATCAATCTAAAATTTATGCCTATTTTTTTTAACTCATTAAATGCTCTAAAATTGGTCTCATTGACTAACACCATTTTTTTATGTGAAATACAGCGAAACCACGGTATGCAATTTTTATAAAAAGCCAAATCTTCAGGATAATCATAAGCATTCCAAGAAGAAAAATCTATAGGTTTCATCAATAAAGCCGTTGTTATTTTATTAATTCTGAAACAATGGATTTGTTGTCCTGCAGTATATCTGGGTGTTTTTATTTTGCCTAATGGAATTTCATGATTTCTAAAACCATCCAAGAAATTAAAATATTCATTAGAATGATCCTTTTTATGGATCTGTCTCACAGTAAAAAAACTAAAATTCTCGCTATAGCAAGTGGCAATTTTTAATATATCGTTATATTTACTATTAAAATCGTCATAATTCATAAAAGTATAAACCATAATACCACCTGTATTCCCTATACATAAAACGAATGGATACTCAACTTTATATTTTTCTATTTTTATATTTAACATGATAATACTTAAAAGAAGCAGACCCTCTATGTTTGGGATCACACTTACTTCTAGTGCTGCCTACTGAGTTTGCGATATTTAACGCATCACTCTTATAATAAGTTATTACATCTTTGCCTTGCCGCAACTTTTATTCAACTTTACTTTTAGTAAGTTTACTTCCAAGTATAGGTACATCATCACTATTAAATGTTACAGTATAAAATCGTTTATTGTTTTTTCTTTCTTTTTTCAATTTGGATCGTATATTATTTGCTGATTTAACAGCAGTATTAAATTTTTTAACTGCATTAATTGCATTTTTAACCTTATTTTTAGACCAATTCCATGTAGCAGACGCACCATTCCAAATTGCATTACCGATAGATGATAGTCCGTTACCGACTGCGTTACAAAAAGCAGACCAACCTTTTTGGAAAAATGAAGTGGAACAAATCGCTACAGTTGCTGCAGTTAAAGCTATTAAAGCATAAACTAAATCATCAACTAGGGCTACATACCCATTAGGATCAAGATAATTCAATAGTACAAGTCTGTTTCAGTATCATAAACATAGCCACGGTAGCGAATCGGGTTTATTTCTCGAATTGTCGGCTCGCCTTTGGTATCTTTTATGTTACCCCAAGCGTCATAAACATAGCTTGCTACTTCTGTGCCTGCGAGGTCAATAATTCTGATTACATCACCCTGCAAGTTTTTTACATAAAAGTACATTGTACCGTTATATGAGAATGAGGTTGCACTTCCGTCACTGTCATAGTAGAACAACAGAGTATCATTACCCTTTACAAGGGCAATAAGGTTTTTGTTGCTGTCATAGTAATAGTTGGTCTTAACTCCGTCAACAGACTTCTGTGTTCTCATACCGTTTGAGTCATAGCTCATTTGAACGGCTTTATCGGAAGTGTTTATATTCTTAAGGATTCTTCCGTTCTCCCATTCAAAGCTCATTCCGTCACGGTATGAAAGCGGATTGCCGTTTGCATCGTATGAAATATTACTGCCGTTAGCCTTTGTCAGCTTATCCTTCCAGCTTGTATCGGTGTACTCATAAGTATTGCCGTTCTGCGTTCCTGTCGGATAACCGTAGGTCGGATCAAGAACCTGTTCATATTTATTTTGCAGATTTCCTGCTCTGTCATAGGAATAGTTAATGTAAAATTTATTTACATAGTCGTATTCTTCTTTAAGCTCGTTAAGGCTGTCATAAACATACTTGTTTGTAAGCTTACCGTTTTGCTTAATCTCGGTAATATTACCGTTTGCATCATAAGAATAATCGTATGACAAAACGCTGTCACCGCCATATGACTGACTGTACTTGCTGACAAGGTTAGTAGTTGAATTTTCAGCCTTACCGTCTGCATACTCATAGTCTGTATTAAATACAAGAGTACCGTCACTGCGAACAGTTCTAACCTGTGTTGTTCTGCTCCCGTCATATGAGTCAATATTTCTTTACATAGCAAGTTAAAATAGAAAATAACAAAAAGCTACATTAAGATACAGAAATACAGGAATACATAAAGTATTTTGGGGCTAAAATTAAAGCACATCACCTATTTTCTTTAATCTCATAAACTCTTTTTTAAAAACAATAATTTGAATAATTATTACCAAAACAAAAAGTATACAGCAAATGATAGCTGCTGTAAAATTATTGCAAGAAACAGCAAGTAGTATTAGCAATAAGAATATCAGCTCACAGACTGATGCACAAGAAATAAACTTCTTAACATATTTACAATATGCATTGGTCAAATTGACCTTATCTATGGTATATTCCGTTTTAACGAGAACTATATTATCGCAATCTATCCAACTTATCGTGGGTAACTTTTTAGTTTTCCTGTCATAATAAAAATATCCTTCGTTGTAAATAAATTCCAAATCGGTATCTTTATCTATGAAAATATTAAAGTTAGTTTTAATAATATAAGGACTTAACTTATTATACCACTTTGAATCGGTGTTCATCAATAGAATATTGAAAATGCCTTGCAATATCATAGTGAAAAAGAAAATCAAAATATCACTGAAAGAATGATTGCTTTTGCAAGACTTTTTGCAAATTTCAATATTGTAATTTTTTGATTCGCTCAACTTAAAAACAGCCTGATTGTTTTCGTGGGTAATTGTGCGTGTCTCCTGCCCAACTGTAATATCAAAAGCATTATTTTTTATGTATTTGCATGATATTTTTATCACCATAATTTAAATTTCCATATAACATTATTTATACTTTTATCAAATATATAATCTAAAATGTCGAAAATTGCTCCGCCTACTGATAACACTATATCAACATTTTCAATTATATAATTTAAGAATTTATTTAATATTGCTGAATTCGTCGCTCCTGCTATCATATTTTCAAATTTTTGAGTTTAATTTTTGATAGAATCTTTTTGCCAAAATAAGG